CACTCGGCGAGCGTGCCCCGGAACACGAACGCGTGCGGGACCGGCAGGTACCGGGCCCGCACGCACATCGTCACCGTGCACCCGCCGCGGGCCCGGAACATCACCACCCGCGACACCCGTTCGTCCGCGCAGATGCGCGCCCAACCTTCGACCGTCTCCGCCGACTCCACCATCATCTGATCCTGCACCTCGGGGGCCTCCGTGACAAGGCAGGCCCGGCAGGGCATCATGGGCCGACAGCCGAACCGTGGAGGACCCGATGGCGATGCAGCCGTACGCCGCGACCAACTACACCACCGAGGACGGACGGCCCGACGGCGGCACCGTCGCCGGCGTCGGCCTCACCATCACCTGGCAGAGGGGCGCGATCCAAGAGCCCGACGGCACCCGCCACGAACCCAACGGCGCCTTCGTCGAGACCGTCATCGACGCCGCCCGCCAGCGGATCGCCCACTACCAGGACTCCCCGTTCGCGTGCGCGGAGAACGCGGCGGCGCTCGTGCACCTCGAAGCCGCCCTCGAGAAGCTCGACGAGCGCACCAAGAACCGTGAGGCGCGCGGCGTCGAAGGCACCCACGAGGTCTGACATGCCGACCTACCGCAAGAAGCCCGTCGACGTCGAGATGATCCGATGGACCGGCGAGAATCTCGACGACGTCAGAGCGTTCATGCGCCCGCTCCACGCCACGCTGTCGGCTGTTCCACCTTCCGATAGCGGCCTCACGTTCCATGTCGTGAAGGGCCAAAGCACCTGCACGATCCACCCTGGCGATTGGGTCGTCCGTGAGCGCGACGGCTCCGGGTACTACCCGCTGTCGGCCGAAGATTTCGCCGACGGCTACGAACCCGAACCGATCGGCTGACGTGGCACTCGTCGCCGAAGTCGACATCACCCTCGACCTCCCATTCGGGTCCGTCGACTACTCCACCCTCGACGAAATCATCAGCACCGCACTCCGCGCCCACCAAATTCCCGTCCTCGACGTCGAAGTCGGCGGCCTCCGCCCCGTCGACGCCCCCGTCGACCCGACCCGCCTCGGCGTGCCACCGACGTCACCGTTCGCGCCGCGGCCGCCGTTGCAACAAGAACCCGCCTTCGGCCGGGCCCGCTGACGGATGAGCGAACCCGATCCGATCGCGGTCATCGCCCGGATCACCGGCGAGACACCCGACGAGGTCCGCGCCGCGCTCATCGTCCTCGGCGAACTCGGCTATGACTTCGATCAGATATGGGACCTGCTCACCATCCTGCGGCCGGGTGATGGGGTGCGGCTTACGGATGTTGCTGCGACTCAGGCGCCTCGCGCGCCGAATCGTGCCTACCGTCGCGCTGCGCGGGCTGGGTCGACATCTGGCGATTCCGACCATATGCATAACAGCGACAAGGAGAGGTGATCTGACGTGCGAATGAACGTGTACGCCGAAGAGCTCGCCGACGAGACCGAACTCGTCACTAAGACCGTGACTGACGAGAAGTTCGGCACGCGCACGTTCTACGGCGTGCGCTTCTACCTCAAGTCGCCACCCGAGCTCCACAACGACCCGGCCGACGACGACCGCAGCGCGATCACTCTCTGGGTGCCCTGGACTCGAGCGCACGGGCACGACTTCACGCAGGTCAAGACCGTGCCGCGCGAGCTCACGTTCCGCCTCGGCGAGGCGATCCACGACGATTCGACGCTGCGGGCTACCGAGCGATGAAGCTGCCGGGCCTGTTGCGCTGTTCGAGCTCGACGCGCGACGGCGAGCGTTGTGATTACCCGCGGCTCCCTCACTCGCGGCACCGCGCTCAGATCGGCGAGCACGGTTCGTCACACTGGTCGAACGCCTCAACGTGGCGCGAGAACTACGACACCGACCAACCCTGGGTGATCTACACGTACGGCCGGACACACGACGGCTGGTGGCCGTTCTGGAGCTCGTCGCGCGTCCTCGGCGTCGCCCGCATCGGGCTCGAGTGCACGGTGTGCGGAACCCGCGAGGTCGTCACGATCCGACTACCCCGGTTCGGCGATGTACCCGTGCCCGAAGGCGGGAAACACGAACGACGACGCCAGTTCCTCGCTGACCACGCTCACCCCGACCGCGGCGCGCCGATGTCCTGGGCTCTACCGCTCCGCAACCTCGCTGCGCACCCGGGCGGGCTCAACGTCGACGCGCTCGCGATGCGCCTCGAAGCCGACATCAACGAATCCCCGGAGGCGACCCCATGAGACGCGAGCGCGTTTACGCGATCCGACGCACTGACGGCGAGCATGTCGACGACGAATACGCGTTCCTGATCCGCGGCGGTCCTAGCGACTGGCCCGGCGACGACCTCGAGCAGTCGGTCCGCTACGAGGGCACGCCGGTCGAGTTCGAGCTTGTCGAGATGAAGGTGCGCGTGCTCGAGAAGCGCACCTACGGCACCGACGCTTGTCCGAATCACACCGAGGAATGCGGCCCGCACCACTCGCGCGAGTGCTGCTACTACGACGACGAGCCCGAGACGATCCAGGTCGGATTCAAGCGATTCCCGTGGCCGCGCCGTGGCCCGATATCCGGGGGTTCCGACCCGCGACCTGCTGACCAGGCGTAACCTCACGGCATGGCCGAACCCGAAACCGCCGAGGACTACGAGAACGTCATCGTCCTCCGTAACGAGGCGACCGGCGCGTTCATGTCCGTGCCCGCCGCCGAAGCCTCCGACGAGCAGAAGGCCGAAGCCGTCGGTGGCGCCAAGCACCGCAAAGCCGTCTGGCAACACCGCCTCGCTGGCGCGCAAGCGCGCGCCGGGACCCTGCCCCGGCTGCTGACCGCGTCGTTCGCGGCTGGGACCGTGAACCTCATGCTGTCGAAGCTGCTGCAAGAGGAGATCGTGCCGACGACCGCCAAGGAAGCCGCGGACGTCGCCAAGACCGCGTACGCGATCTACCAGCAAGTCGCCGGAGACGCGCCAGGCAAGGACCTCACGCCCGTCGAGCGCGAGCAGAAGCGCGACGCGATCGACGTGATGGAGAAAGAACTTGCGAAGCGGGCGGAGGCCGCCGGCGTTGACCTCGGCGGTGCCGTACCCCCCGGCGAGAAGCTCCCCGCACCCGTCGAGGCCTCGGCCGATGACGACGAGCCGAACGTATGGGAACACGAGGTCCCCGCGGGCGACAAGACCTGACGGTACGCTCCGGGCGCGGCCACGCTGGGCCGCCCAGAGCCTGGATGCGCTACAGGAGGACCCAATGGCAGCGATCACCACCGTCACCCCCGACTCGAAGCGATCCCCGCAACGCGTCGGCACCCGCCTCGAGTGGAACGGGAAGATCACCGGCCCCGCCTCCTACGACACTGGCGGCAGCGTCCTTGACGCCAAGTTGTTCGGTTTCACCCAGTTCATGGGTGGCGGCGCCTTCCAGTCCGGCGGCCGCACGTTCGAGGTCATCATCCAGTCGCCGCCGTCGACGGCGAAGCTCAAGGCCTACGTCGGGACCACCGGCGTCGAGGTCGCGTCAACGACCGACATCTCGGCATCGGTGCCCTGGGCGATCCTGCACGGCCGGTAACCCGTGGCCCGCCTCTCGTACCAAGAAGTCGCGATCGCCAACGGCGCGAGCCTGTCCGGCGAGGTCGACTTGCGTAACCATCGGCTCGTCGCGATCGACATGCCCGCGACGTGGACCGCGGCCGCGATCACCTTCGCCGGCGCGGCCGCCCCCGACGGGGCGCGCGCAGCGACGTCGCCGGAACCGTTCGATCCGGTCAAAGATTCCGGCGGCACGGAGGTCTCGATCACGACCGCCCAGGCCACCTACGTCGTGTTGACCGAAGCTCACCGCCAGGCCCTCGGCGGCCTCGCCCGCTGCAAGGTCCGGTCCGGCACCGCGGGCGCGGCGGTCAACCAGGGCCAGGCCGTGATCCTGACGTTGGTGCTCGAGCCGCGAGACTCGAACACCTGACGTGACGCGCGGCCCGGCCGCTGTCAGGATCGCCCGATGACCCGAACCATCGACCTGTTCTCCGGCTGTCGAGGATGGGACGTGTTCGGCCGCGAGATCGGCCTCGACCCGCTCGGCATCGAACTCGACGCGGACGCCTGCGCCACGAGTACCGCGGCCGGGTTCCGTTCCATACGCGGCAACATCGCCGCGATGGACCCGGCCCGGTTCCGTTCGGCGGAAGGGATCATCGCGTCGCCACCATGCACCGATTTCTCCACCGCAGGCGCGCGGGCTGGGGTCGAGGGCGAGTCGGGCCGGCTGATCTTCGAGGTTCCCCGCCGGGTTGAGGCGATCCGGCCGCGGTGGGTTGCGTGCGAGCAGGTCCCTCCGGTGTTGGAGTGGTGGGAACGGTTCGCGCACGACTTCACCAGCCTCGGGTATCGCTGCTGGACGGGCCTGCTCAACGCCGCCGACTACGGCGTCCCCCAAACCCGGACCCGCTCGTTCCTGCTCGCCTCGTTGGATCGTGACCCGCGCCCGCCGGAACCGACACACGCTCGCCATCCGATGCCGGGCCTGTTCGGGACGGACCTGTTGCCGTGGGTGAGCATGGCCGACGCGCTCGGATGGGGCGTGAACGATCGGCCGTGCCCGACTGTTACCGCAGGCGGTGGCGAAACCGGGGGGCCGGAACCGATCGCACATAGCAAGAGAGCCGCCGCCGCCGCCGCCGCCGCGCGAGGAGAGTGGATCGTCAACACGCATGGCGACTACGACGAGGGCGGCACCGACTTTCCGATGTGCGAGCCATCGTGGACGCTGACCGAAAAGGCCCGATCGTGGTGGATGCTGCACACGAACCGCGGCCAGGATGAGCATGGTAACCGGCAGACGCGTGAGACTTCCGCGCCCGCGCCCGCGCTCTCGTCGAAGGCCGGAGGTCAGTGGGCGTTCCAACGGCCAGCTGCGACCGTCTGCGCCGATCCTCGGCTCGCCGATCCTCGGCTCGCCGATCCTGGTCACCGTGATCGCGAAGGCGGCGAGCGCCAGTTCCGAGAGGACGGCATCCGGCTCACGGTCCGGGACGCGCTGATCCTCCAATCGTTCCCGCCCGACTATCCGCTCGTAGGGAACAAGACCAGCAAGTTCCGCCAGATCGGCAACGCCGTCCCACCCCTCCTCGCCCGCCGCGTCCTCGAACAAGTCCAATGACCCGCGGCCCGATACCGCGCGAGCTTCTCCCCTTCGCCACCGACGAGGAACTCGACCAATACGTCGACTGGCTCGAATCCGAAGTCGACACCCAAGCCGTCGACACCGACACCTGGACGCTCCAAGACCGCCAACAAGACGCCGAGGACGCCCTCACCGACCTCGACCCCGCAATGTCGCACGAGCTCCTCTACGGCGGCATGGCCGGCGGCGGCAAATCCGACTTCTTGCTCTGGCACCCGTACAACGCCTGCCAGCGATACCCGGGCCTGCAGGTGCTCATCTTGCGGCGCACGTTCTCCCAGCTGCGCCGCTCACTGATCCGCCGCTCCCTTGAACGGTTCGATCGGGCCGTGTGCAAGTACCTCGTGACCGAGACGACGTGGAAGTTCACGAACGGGTCGAGCATCGAGTTCGGCTACCTCGAGTCCGACATGGACGTCTACAACTACGACTCGGCCGAGTACGACATCATCGAGTGGGACGAGCTCACGCAGATGCCGACGCCGTTCCCGTACCTGTACCTGTTCTCCCGGCTGCGGTCGAAGTTGTCGATCCGGGCGCGCGGGTTCGTCCCTCACGTCGTCGCGGCGACGAACCCGGGCCGGGTTGGTGCGGCGTGGGTCAAGGCCCGGTTCGTTGACACCGCCCCGGCGGATACCCGCACGGTGCACGAACTCGTCGACGATGAGGGCAACGCGATCGCGTTCGACGATGACGGCCAGCCGATGTTCGGCACCCGCATCTTCTTGCCCGCGACCTTGGATCAGAACCGGTACATCTCCCGGGCCCAATACACCGCGAGCCTCGCGAACCTGCCGAAGGCGCAACGAGAAGCGCTCCTGTCCGGCAGCTGGGACACGATCGAAGGCCAATACTTCACCGAATGGGACCGGTCCCTCCACGTCGTCGACCCGTTCACGATCCCGGCCTGGTGGACGCGGCTGCGCTGCATCGACTACGGCCACTTCGCCCCGTTCTGCTGTCTGTGGCTCGCGTTCGACGGCGACAACACCGCCTGGGTGTACCGGGAGCTCTACAAGCGGAACCTGACCCCGAAACAGCAGGCCGCTGCGATCTTGGATGCGCAGGCGCCGGGCGAGCACATCGCGTATACGATCATCGACCCGTCGACGATGGCGCGCACCGGTGTCGGTATCCCGATCGCGCAGCAGTACGTCGAGGCCGGGGTGCCGGTCCGGCCGGGCCTGAACGCCCGGGTCGCGGGCTGGGCGCGCGTGCGTGACTTCCTCCGCCCGGTCGAGCAGCCCGGCCCGAACCCCGACGACCCGCCGATCCTCGTGCCGGGCCTGCGGGTGTTCTCGACGTGCACCGATCTGATCCGCACCCTGCCGATGCTCGTGCACGACCTCACCGACCCCGAAGATTTGGACTCCGACGGCGAGGACCACGCCGCCGACGCCCTGCGGTACGGGCTGATGTCGCGGCCGCCGCGGTCCCGGCCAACGAAAGAGAAGCCCGATACCTTGGAGAAGCGCATGGCGGCCAACCGGCGTCTGCGAGAGTTGGAACGGCAGGGCCGCAAGTCGGTTGATCATCCGATGCTCGGCAAAATCTGAGAGGACCAGCCCGTGGACATCTACCTCGACGACCACTACCCCGCCGATGCCGCCCACGGCTGCGACTACCTCACCCGCAACGCCCAAGGCGACATTCAGGTCGAAACACCCGACGGCATCGTCCTTCGCCGCGAGAAGGTGCTCATCACCAACCGCGAGGAAGATTTCGAGGGGCGCATCTGCATCGGCGAACGCACCGTCCGTCACCTCGCCCACCAGCTGGGTCTCGTCGACGAGTGGCGCGTCGACATGGTCAAGGCCGACAACGAGGCGCTCCGGGGCCGCCTGGTCGCCATGTCCGCGGCCGCGCAAGCCGCCCGGGACGAGAACACCCGCCTCGCACAGTTGGAACCGCCCGACGCCGACGTGGTCTACGTCGCGCTCGACGGGACCCGCCACGCCGACGAGCGGGCCGCGCTCGAACGGTCCGCTCAAACCCTGAACCTCGAACCGGCCCTGCTGCAGGACACGGTTCGTACCGCCAGCCCGATCCCACCCGTGGAGGTCCCCGTATGACCGCGCTCATCGTTCTCGCCGTGCTCGTGCTCGCCTGCCTGGTCGTGTTCGGGCTCATCACCTCCGAGAAACGCAACCGTCTCCTTGCGGAATACGTCGGCGAGGAGCACCAGCGGAACCTTGAGGTCTGCCGCCAGCTGGTCACGATGACCGAGACGTGGGGCGCCGAGATCAGCCGGGCCGCCTTGCGCGAGACCGAAGACACCCGCCAGGTCCTACAGGCGCTCGCGTCCGAACGCCGTCTGTTCGTCAACGCTGTGCTCGCGTCGAGCGCCGACCCGCGCGCCGTGCAACGACTCGGCCTCGTCGAGCAGGCGGCGTCGCGCGAGGAACGATCCCTGAGCCTGCGCGAGGAACTGGCGTTCCTGCGCGACGACGACCCCTACGCCCGCGAGTCCGAGACCACCGGCCCCAACGGTGAGGTCATCGTCCCCGTCGGCATGACCGGCAACTGAGGACGCTCCCCCGACCCGAAGCTGACCGGCCGTAGGCTTCGGGCGAATGGCTGCGCTCGACATCGCCGCGTCTGCCGCCCGCGGCCCGGAGAACCCGGACCCGCTCGCGCCGCAGCGCCCCGAAGGCAAGCGCACCGACCCGCTCGCCGCGATGGTCATTGCCCGCTGGAAGGCGTGCGGCGACGAACTGATGAAACAACGCCGCGACTTCTGGCAAAACCTCGCCATGTTCTACGGCGAGCAGTGGGTGTGGTGGGACTCCCGCCGCAACATGCTCCAAGCCCTCCCCCAGGCCTGGTCTCCGCTCGGCAAGGGCCGGGCCCGGACCGTCACGAACCGGCTCCGCCCCAACCTCATCGGCCTTCTCGGCCGGATGATGCGCAACGACCTCGAGTTCGACGTCCCCCCGACCGACTCCGCTGACGACGTCGTCTCCGGCGCGATGCTCGCTGAGGACGTCCTCGCCGCCGCCCACCATGATCTCAACTGGCGTGACGTGCGCTACAACGAGAACTTCGCCAAGTTCATCGGCGGCACCGCCGCAGTCTGCGTCGAATGGGACCCCTCGGCAGGCACGCCGCTCGCGGTCGACGACATGACCCGCAAGGTGACCGGCACCGGCGAGGCGTGCCTCACTGCCATGTCGATCAACGAGTTCGGGGTGCAGCCCGGCGTGCGCGACGCGAGCAAGGCCCGCTGGTGGGTGCAGGGCCTCGCCTTCTCGCCCGAGGTCGTCAAGGAAACCTACGGTCTCGACTGGCTGCCGAACGCCGACGCGTCGACGCTCATGTCGCCGCTGCAGCAACGCCTCCTCGAGCACATGGGCCGCGGGCAGGGCACCAACCGGCTCACCCTCGTTCTCACCCTGTACGAGCGCCCCAACCCGCAGCGCACCAAGGGCCTCTACGCCGTCGTCGTGAACGGCATGACCGTCCACAAAGGCGACTGGCCGTTCGGCCCCAACGACTTCAACCTGTTCGTGTTCCACCAGCAAAAGGTCGACTCAAGCTGGATCGGCACGACGTTGATGAACGACGCGGTGCCGGTGCAGGTGTCGTACAACTTCATGCGGTCGTGTATCGCCGAACACGCGAAGAAGGTCGGCAACGCCCGCCTGATGGCCCCGATGGGCGCGTTCGACGAGGAGGACCTGTCCGACGACCCCGGCTCGATCCTCTACTACACGCCCGACCTCGGCGGCGGCATCCCGCAGTACCTTCGGCCGCCGGACCTGCCCCGGTGGATGGTCGGCGAAGCCGGCGACCTCAAAAGCGAGCTCGATGACATCATGTTCTCCCACGACACGTCGCGCGGCCAGGCGTCGTTCGATCGGGCTTCCGGTCAGGCGCTCGCCTTGTTGGCGGAGAAGGACGATTCGCCGCTCGGACTGATGGCGTTCGAGGAAGCGCAGCAGTGGTCGATGATCGGCTCCCTTGTCCTCAAGTTGTACGAGGCGAAGGTGCGCGAGACCCGCACGGTGCAGGTGCAGCCGCGGGTGTCCCAGCCGGGCGTGGTGCGCCCGTCGAAGTGGAACGGTAAGCAGTTGAAGGGTCAGACGCGGGTGATCGTCCCGCTCGAGACGACCTTGCCGGTGTCGCAGGCTGCGCAGCAGGCGTTCGCCCGCGATATGTGGGACCGCGGGATCGTGAAGGACCCGGTCGTGTTCGCCCGGATGCTGCGCCTCCCGCAGCGCGAACTCATCTCGGTCATCGACGCCGACGTGTCGAAATCGCAGCGTGAGAACGTGCGGATGATGCTGGGTGAGGCGCCCGAACCGGCCACGTTCGACGACCATGCGAAGCACATCGCCGAGCACAACCGGTTCCGTAAGGGCGATTCCTACACGTTCGCCCCGGCGCTGACCCGCCAGATCGTCGATGACCACATCAAGTATCACGAGCAGCTCGCGGCGGAGGCGCTCGGCGCGCAGACGACCCGTGCGCTCGTGAACCCGGCCGTCGCCGCGCTACCGCAAGCGGACGAACCGGCCGGGTCGATGGTCCCGCCCGACTTCGCGGAGCAGCAGGCCGGGCTCGCGCAGGTCGGCGCGTCCGCGCAGGCGATGCAAGCCGGACAGGCCGGTCAGGGTGGTGCGCCGCCGCCGGGTGGGCCGCCGATGACGCCGCAGGGTGCGCCCGCAGGTTCGGTCGCGCTCGCGGCCGGTGCCGGTCAACCTTCTGGAGGTCAGTAGATGTCCGCACCCGCGCGCACGCGCATGGACGTGATTCCCTACCGGCCCGGCGGGGGTAGCGACCTCGTCGTCGAGGCCAACAAGCCTGACGATGTTGTCCGCTACTGGGTCGAGGGTGACAGCTACCCGCGCATCGTCGTTGACGTCGCGAACCATCAGGTCCTCACCGGTGACGGCACCGTCCCGCCGACGTCGATGACCGCCGGGACCACGCCGACTGGTGCCGCGGGCGGCGATCTCGGAGGCACCTACCCGAACCCGACCGTTCCCGCGCTCACCGAGCTCGAAACCGACATCGTCGACCTGGAAACCTTGAAAGCGCCGCTCGCCGCGCCGAGTTTCACCGGCGTTGTCTCCCTCACTTCCGGGTCGGTGGACCTGACCGAGATTGCCGACCCGGCGTCTCCGGCCGCGAATATCGCCCGCGTCTACGCCCGCGATGACGGTTCCGGTCACACGCAGTACGTCGTGAAGTTCTCCGATGCCGGGACGGTCGTTCTCGCCACGGACGGCGCGACGCTCGGCCCGATCGCCGAAGCGAACCAGACCGCCTACAACCAGACCGCCAACGCGACGACCGCGACCGTCGTTCCTGCCGCACTCAATGTCGGTGCGCTGGTCCTGCTCTCCGACGTCATCACTGCGGTCGGCACCCTTCAGACGGGTATTAACACGAACCGGCAGCTGATCAACCGTCTTATCGACGATCTCCAAGCCGCGAAACTCGCGCAGTAGCGGCCGATGAGTGCCCCGCCGCTCACGAACAAGGAGTTCCACCCTCGCCATCCTGGGGCGGGTTCCGACTATGTCGTCGAGCCGAACGCGCCCGAGGAAACGCTGCGCTACTGGGTTGTTGGTGACGCGTACCCGCGCCTGGTCCTCGATGTTCCGAACCATCAGGTCCTCGTCGGCGATGGCACCGTTCCGCCGGTCTCTGCGACGGTTGGCACTGCCGCACCGAATGACGCAACGTACGTCACCCTGGCGGCGAGCGCGGGCCTGTCGGCGGAGACGACGCTCGGGAACGTGATCCGCCGCGACGTTGTCGCGAATCGGGGCGCGTTTGGCACGGCGGGCATCGTGTTCGGCGCGACCGACACCGGTATCGGCTACCGCGATTCCGGCACGAGTTGGGACCCGTACTTCGCGGTCCTCGACGGGTCCGGCAAGGTCAACACGTCGGTCCTGCCGCCGATCTCGTCGACGCTTGCCGGACTCACCGACGTTGACCTGACCGGCCTCACCGACCTCGACCTGCTCCAATACTCGGCCGGCGCGTCGAAGTGGCTGCGGGTACCGGCCTCCGGGTTCGGCACGACCTACACCGCAGGTACGGGGCTCACGCTCGCGGGCACACAGTTCCGCATCACGAATATCGGCCCGGGCGCGACCGGCCCACTCGGCTCCGCCACGACCGTTCCCGTCGTCACGATCAACGCGCAAGGCCAGACCACCGCGCTCACCTCCGCGGCCATCCAGATCGCCGAAAGCGCCGTCACGAACCTCACGACCGACCTCGCGGCGAAGTTCACAACGAGCACCGCCCTGGGCGGCGACCTGACCGGGACCTTGCCGAATCCGACGCTCATCGCGACCGGGCCCGGCGCCACTGGTCCTCTCGGGTCCGCGACGACCTCGGCCATCGTCACCATCGACGCGAAAGGTCGCGTTACCGCGCTGACCTCGGCTGCGATCGCCATTGCTGAATCCGCGGTCACGAACCTTGTCGCCGATCTGGCCGCGAAGTTCGCCACGGCAACCGCGCTCGGCGGTGACCTCACGGGCACGCTTCCGAACCCGACGCTCGCCACCTTCGGGCCTGGTGCGACCGGGCCGATCGGCAGCGCGACCACCGTGCCGGTCGTCACTATCGACGCGAAGGGCCGCGTGAGCGCGCTGACGTCGGCCGCGATCGCGATCGCCGAGTCTGCCGTGACGAACCTCGTCACCGACCTCGCGGGCAAAGCTGCCAAGACCGCCGCGGGCGGCCCTTACGGATCTGCGACGTCTATCCCGGGGATCACGGTCAACGCGGACGGCTCATTGTCGTTTACGGCGAACGCGATCGTGCTCCCGAAGTTCGGTGGGCTGCTCGTCATCGGCCACTCCTACACGCAAAACGGTGGGAACCGCAGCTCGCAAGGCGCGCCCGGCCTGGACGTGTGGTCGAACTGGACGCACCGCGTTGCGGGGGCGCTCCAGATCCCCGTCGAAGAAGTGTTCTTGTGGGGCAAGTCGTCGGCTCGGGCGGGTGTAGCGACACTCGGGGACGGTTCGACACTCCAAGGGTCCGGTGTCGTCATGCGCCACCACGTCCCGAACCACTGGTACACGCCGAGCCTCACCGCGCATCAGTCGTCGAAGGGTTGGCCCGCACTCATCGTCATGGAGTACGGCTACAACGATGTGGTCAACGGCTGGCAGGGCGGCGTAGCTCGCACCCAAGCTGAAAACGCGTTCATGCACGGGATGCGGTCGATGATCTCCCGAGTCCGTGCCCGCCTGCTCTATGAGGCAACCAACGCGACGATCGCGTACACGGGAACATGGTCAACGCAGACCGACAAGAACTACTGCACGAAAGGCACCTACAAGAAAACGACCACCAACACGGATCTGTTCACGATCACGCTGCCGACCACACTGGAAGGCGACAGCGCCGACGCCGTGATCGTCGCGGTGTGCATGATCGGCACCCCGAACGCGTGGACGACCACAACGAACAGCGCGACCAGTACCTCGTTGCCGGTCGCGGCACGCGACAACTTCCCGCAGTCCGGCAACTTCGACATCATCGTCAACGGCGCGACCCGCACCGTCACCGCCGGGCAAGGAACGGGCGCGGGCACGTTCACGTTGAGTTCGTCGGCAACATGGACTTCCGGCCAGGACGTAGTACGCGCGAGCGGCGCACTCGTCACATGGTCCGGTACGAGCGGAGTAACGGGCACGACCACGATCGGCGGGCAAGGCGCTACGGGCGTTCCGTGCCATGTCGTCAAGCGGTTCACGCTCACCCGCGCGGCTGCGGGGACGACGATCATCGGGACATTGAGCGCGTTCGCGACGAGCGAAGAGTTCGACCTTGACTCCTGGTGGATCGAGGAAACCGACCCCCAACAGGTCCTGTGCGTGAACCAGCCGCTCGGCGCGCTCGGCACAACGCTCAACCTCGCGTCCGACGCCGGTATCACGACGAATAACACCGACCTCGCGACCGTCGTCGCGGAGTTCTCCAACAACGTCGCGGTCGTCGATCTCGTCCCGACCTTCAACAGCCTGTACCGGGCGATCTGCCAGGCTGCGACGAGCACCGGCACGAACGTCCACATCATCCCCGACGACCCAACGAACTGCGTTATCGGTGTCGGTTCGATCCTTCATGTCGACCAAGAAGAAATGCTCGTCACCGCGATCACCAAGACGAGCAACAGTGATTGGTCGCTGACCGTTACTCGCGACTACACGACCGCACCGGACGGCCGGTCGACGGGCGGGAACGTCAACCATCTGATCGCCGCGCCGATCTACGACATGCGGCCGTGGACACTGGACCGCGTACACCCGTCCGATGAGGGCCACGTCCTCATTGGCTCGCTGGTCCTCGCCGCGGTTGCGGGCTCGACCCAAACCGCACGCGAGATCGCGAACTCGGGCGGCTACGTCCAGAAACGCCAACCGAAACTTCTCGATGGCGGCTTCCTGTGGGTCCAGGGCGGCACCCGATCAACGACAACGAACGCGACGAACCCCGGCACGCTCAACATGCTCACCGCGGGCCGCATCTACGTCCCCGAAGCGATCACGCTCACGTCGCTCAGTATCCAAAACTCGGGCACGGTCTACGCGGCGAACGCGGTTGTCAGAATGGGGGTATGGGCTGACGGCAATCAGCAGCCCGGCGCCCTGATCCTCGACGCGGGCACCGTCGACGTTCACGCCTCCGCCGCGGTGCAGACGCTCACTTGTTGGGTGCCGTTGAAGCCCGGCTGGTATTGGCTCGGCGCGGTGATCCAGGGCGCGGCCGGTACGGGCACGATCACAGTGACAACCGATGTACGGAGTAGCCAGCCGCTCGCGAACACGACGAATCCGCTATCCACCACGTTCGCTGACAACAACGGTGTGCGCCTCTCGGGCGTCTCGGCCGGATTGCCCGACCCATTCGGCACCCCGACCGCATGGCAATCGGGCGCGACTGCCGCGACCGGCATCATCTGCGTCACCGCGGGCTACACCATCCCGATCAAGGACTGAGCCTCCGAGACATCTGGACCGTTGCCGCGTAGGGTGTCGGCCATGACCAAGCCCACCAAGAAGCCACTCACAGCCGAACAAGGCGACCTCCTACGCGAACGCGCCGGGATCGTCGCCTTCACCGAGCAGACCGTCGCCCAACTCAACGGCCTGCAACAGCGCCTCACGTTCATCGACGGGTACCTCACCGGGGCCGGCATCCCGCTCGACACCGAACCACCGCCCGAACCGGAGCCAGAACCGGCCTCGCCTGCGAATCGGGCTGAGGCCCGCCGCGCCGAACGGGCTGCGAAGAAGGCTGCCGAGGAGCAGGCCCGCCTTGCGCGGGCCGCGTCGGGTGGCAAGAAGGCTCCGGCGAAGAAGAAGGCGGTCGCGAAGAAGGCCCCGGCCAAGAAGGTCGGGCCGAGACTCGCGTCCGTGCCGGACACCGATGCCGCTCCCTGAGTGGGCGGCCCCACCCGGGCCCGGCTACTCCCACGGCGACAGCTACTCGTCGATCGACGTCGTCTGGACCCGCGCCGACCCGCATGACGTCGTGTACCAGACACCGAACGGCTACCGGCGCCTCGCGGGCAGCGAATGGGTCGAGTTCGTCGTCCCCTACCGGCCGACCGTGTCCCGCAAGCTGCTCATGGTGTGGGCGGTCCTAGCCGGGATCGTCGGTCTTGGCGGTGGCGCGATCCTCGGTCACCTTCTGCGATGATGGGGACATGGCCCGTCTGACCGCCGCCGCCCGCAACGCCCTGCCCGACTCGGCGTTCGCGGGTCCGAACCGCACCTACCCGGTCAACGACGCCGCCCACGCGGCGAACGCGAAGGCCAGGGTCGCGCAGTTCGGAACGCCGGCCTTGCAGAAACGGGTCGACGCGAAAGCCGATCGGCGGCTCGCCGCTCGCGGCGAAGCGATCAAACGAGAGCAGAAGGGGAAACGCTGATGGCATCACCGGCACGAGACGTGAAAGCTGCCGGGTCCGGTCGCAAGACCGGCGGTTCCAAGAAGCCTGGCCTCGCCGCGGCGGCCCGCAACGCGGCGCTCGCGGCGGAAGCGGCCCGCTCGCGCGTTGGCACCGCCTCGACGCTGCACCCTACGGCGAATCTCGGTCCGACACTGCCCGCGGTGAACGCGGGAGATAACGACGGCGACGAGATGCCCTCGACGGCGCCGCGCGTTGCGGTGAAGGGTCACACCCGGGCCATGCCCGGCGCACGCTGACACGGCGCGTAGCCTCCTGAGCGCCACCCCCGGACGGGGGTAGTCCGACTAGGAGGACCCGATGACCCAAGTACCAGCCCCCGCGACGCCGCCCGTCCCGCAGACGCCGACCCCGACGTCGCTCGGCGATTCGGAAGCCGCAGCCGCCGCGCACGCCCGCCTCGCCGAAGCGTTCCCCGAAGGCACCCAGCCCGGAACGCCCGCAGGCACCCCCCCGCCCGCCGCGCCGGCCGCGCCCGGCGAACCTGCCCCGGCCGAGACGGACCTGTTCGACGACGCCGCCATCGACGGCCTCAACTTCGACGGCCTGCAATACCGCGACGGGATGAAACTGCGCGATCAGATCGTCAAGGCCCGCGACACCTACCGGCCGTTCCGCGACGCGTTCGCCACGATGGACGAGGGCCAACGTCAGGCGCTCCTCGACTCCGCCCCGATGCTCGGTGCCGACCTCGCGACCGTCGCCCAGGTGAACGCCCGACTGCACCCCGAGGACCGCGCCTACTTCCAAGAGGCCATGTCCAAGTTCGCCGCCGGCGACGTCGAGGGTGGCACACAGATGCTCGAGGAGGGCGCAGCGTCGATCCGTGCCGCGATGGGCACCCAAGCCGCCGCGCCCGCTCCGCCCGCCGCGGGTACGTCCCCGCTGCCCGATTGGGCGCAGCCCCCGCCCGGCACCGAGCCCCCGGCCGGTGAGTTCCTCACCAAGGCCGACCTCGACGCCGCGCTCGCCGCGGACCGCCAACAGCGCGACTTCGCCGACACCGTCGCCCGCGAGCAGGCGAGCATCGTTGCCCAAGCCCGCGAGCTCGGGTACGATCCAGACGCACCGGACGATTCCCCGGAACAAGACCGCTACCAGTTCCTCCTCAACGTGGCCGGACGGCCAGGGATGGGGTTTGATCTGGCGAAAGCCCACGATCGGGTAGCGGGCCTTGAGCAGGGCGCAATCGACCGGTTCGTACAGGCGAAGTCGGCGGACGCCACTCGCCCCGCAGCACCCGCAGTCGCGGGTGTCGCACCCGCGGACACGCGGACGTTGGAAACCATGACCGACGGCCAGCAGGCGATGCGAAGTCGCCTCGATGGGACGCTCGGACCGGACCCGCGGAGACGCGCGCCGGAGTAACCGACAAGGGGTGAATCATGGCCGGTTTGACACTGGCTTTGGCTGACGCGGTCCTCAAGGAGGACTACAAAGGCCCGCTGCGCAAGCAGATCAACGACATGAACGTGCTGTCCGCCCAGGTCGCGAAGAACCGCGACGACATCTACGGCCGTCGCGCGGTGATCCCGCTGCAGATCAGCCGCAACACCGGCGTCGGTGCCCGCCTCGAAGGCGAGACCATGCCGACCGCCGGCAACCAGGGCACCGTCGATCAGCTGGTGTCGCTGCGATCGAACTACGGCCGGATCCGCCTGACCCGCCAGGTCATCTCGCGCATGGAGAAGGACCGGGGCGCGTTCGAGCGTGCCGTCGTCCTCGAGATGGACGGGATGCGCGACGACACCGGCCGCGACTACAACCGTCAGGAGTGGGGCACCTCCGACGGCGTCATCGCCCAATGCGGAGCCTCCGGCCCCTCGACGACCGTGACGCTTGCGACCACGACCGCCGAGCAGCTGTTGGTGAACTTCGCCGAAGGCATGTCGGTCGACATCGGCACCGTCGCCAACCCGCAACTCGTCGCCTCCGCGCGCACGATCACCGCGGTCGACTTCACGAACAAGACGATCACGATTTCCGGCGCCGCCGTGACCGTGACCAACGTCGATTTCGTGTTCCGGGCCGGTTCGGGCGGTTCGGGTGCCAACCAGCGCGAGCTCACCGGCATCCAAACGATGGTGTCCGACACCGGCGCCCTGTTCTCCGTCGACCCGGCGACCTACTTCTCGTGGGCGTCGATCGTCGAAGCGAACGCCGGCGTTGCCCGGCCCGTGTCCGAGAACCTCGTCACCAAGGCGATGATGCGGTCCCGGAACCGTTCAGGTCAGGCCAACTGGGCGCTGTACGCCGAGGATCAGGCGTACCGGGCTGCGGTGAACAACCTGTCGGCGAAGCACCGGATCGTCAACACGCTCGACCTCAAGGGCGGGCACTCGGCGGTCGCGTACGTGCTCGGCGGCAAGGAGTACCCGCTCATCGCCGAGCGTGACGCCCCGGTCGGCAAGATCTACGGGCTGTGTCACGACAAGCTCGTCGAGTACGTCGACGAGGACTGGCAGTGGGAAGACATGGACGGTTCCGCGCTTCACCTGAGCATGGACGGTACGCACACCTTCGAGGCGTACTGGTTCAAGTTCTCGGAGTTCGCGACCGTGCAGCGCAACGCCCATTTCCGTATCGACGATCTCGAGCTCGCGTAGCTCGACAAGGTTCCACGCGCCCCCGGCCTGCCGGTATCGGTTCGGGCTGGTCTCCGGTGGTCGGGGTGCGCGTGGTTCGTCTGCGAAACTGAGCGCATGAGCGACCGGCACCTTCTCGCACCGCGCGTCACCCCGGACGGGACCGTGTCGTGGGAGCACGAGACCCCGGAGATCGCCAAGCGCATCCGCGACGGGGATTCCACACTCGGATGGCTTGGTGACGATCGCCTCTCGCTGCACCTGAACGTCGCTTACGCGACCGAGTCCGGTACGGGCCTGCCCCGCTGGGAAATCTGGCGCGACCACGAGACCGTCGAGCCCACCCTCGTCATGTCGCGCGTCGCGCAACGTATCGACGGCGACTCCCTCATCCGCCAACTCGCGGCGCACGACTCCCGCACCCGCGACATGGCAGGCGAGTTGATCGCGGCGCGTGACATGCGCGAAGCCGAATCCCGGGCCCGGTTCCACGACGCGGTCGCGGAACCGGCCGACAAGCTTGCCTGGGCGCTCGGGCGCGACCTCGACCTGCCCGCACAGTCGGGCCGCGTGTACCCGCTGGGCGGATAGCCCGTGGCGAACCCGACGCTCGCCGACCTCCGCGCCAGCGTCCGCGACCGGCTGCACCTCTCCGCGAACGACCCGTCGTTCCCTGACGACCGGATCAACCGGGCGATCAACATGGCGATGGGCGACCTCGCGACCGCACAACCGAACGGCTGGTGGTTCCAACGCTGCGAGATCACCCAGCAGAACACCGCCGGAGACGTCGCGACCGTCGCGATCCACCTGGCCGACCGCACCCGCATCGTCGAGAAAATCGGCTACGTCTACGCGTCCCTCGACGGCGACTACTGGACCGAGATCAAACAGCGCGAACGTCAAGACGCGATCCGCTCCGCCGGCGGGGTCCTCGCCGCGGGCGGCCTGCCGTACTCGTGGGGGTACGTTCGCCTCCCGTCGAGTGGGGGGCAACGCAACGACATGGGCGTCGTGTTCGACCCGGCGTTGGCGAACCTCGCGTACATCAGGGTCGGTGTCGTGGTCGGGCCGCCCGACTTCGCGAACGACACTGACACGATGGCCTATTTGCCTGCCCCGTTCGCGGGGGCGATCGTCGAGCGGGCGTGTTCCAAGTTGGGCCGCCAGAAACGTAAGGTCGGCCAGTTGACCACCCGCCGCCGGTACATCACTGAGGTCACGATGGCTGCCACCGCGGCCGACGCGTGGACGAAAGACCTGCGGCGCTGGTTCGACAAGCCGTACCACGGGCCCGGCCAAGCGACCGAGCACCGGAGAATCTGATGGGCCGCCCGCGCCGTTCTGATGTCCTTAACCGGTCGCGATTCACCGATCGGCGGTATAGCTTTTCGGGCCAGCGCACGGTACGGGACGGACACCTCGTCGTGACCTGCTGGTGCGAGGACGCTTACGTCGAGGTGCCCGCGGAGGACGTTCTCGCCGGTCGAACAATGTCCTGCGGCCGCGTTTGTTGCACGCCGATGGTGACGGCCTGATGGTCGCTGCCACCCCCACCACCCTCGTCGATCTACGCGCGGCGCTGCGCGAACGCTGCCAACTCGACACGAACGACCCGCGCGCCACGAACACGAACCTCAACACGATCATCAACGAGGCCGTCGCCCGCTTCGACATCGCCGACCCGCGCGGCTGGCCGTGGGACTGGCTCTCCACCACCGTCGCCGTCAACGGTGCCACGACCAGCCCGCTCCTGTTCACACAGTCGTCCATCGCGCACAAGATCCGCTACGTCCTGCTCGGCGACGCGAACGGCCTGTGGCAATACCCGCTCGAACGTGTCGGCCGCGAGGAGCAACTCGACCGCTACCCGCTCGACTCCCAGCGCGGCGTGCCCCGCACCTACGCGCTCATGGGCGCCGACGTCGGCGGCCAGACCGAACCGTACACGGCGCTGCACATTGCGCCCGCGCCCGACCGGCCGTACAACCTCGTCATCGGCGGCTTCCGGCTCATCCCGACCCTCGTCGCCGACGCCGATCCGGCCACCGCCACCAACGACTTCCAAATCGGCGACTGGTCACCTTCGGCCCTCGAGTACGCCGCGCATCTCGTGTACCGGGCGCGCGAGGACCTCTCCGAAGCCGTGAGCGCCCTGTCCGCCTTCGACGCCGACGTGATCGGGATGCGCCGCTTCGCGCGCCGCACCTATGGTGCCGGGGTGCCCGGCCAGCCGCTCGCCGACGACCCGGACCTCCGATGAGCAAACTCATCGCCCGCTGGGCCGACTTCTCCAAAGGCGACGCGGGCTGGGTCGACAAATCGCGCGTGCAAGACGGCTACTTCCTCGGCGAGAACGTCGTCCCCTACCGCGACGGGTCCATCGGCCCCCGCTCCGGCCTCCTCGACCTGGGCGCGA